TAAGCATAGTATTTGTACTTGCGTTTGTATTAAGTGGAATTTATAACAGATAATAAAATGGACAGAATAGACCTACACGAGAAAGCAATTAAGACATTGAATTTAATTGAGCAGTTTGCAAGTAAGCGAGACAACTTACAAGAATGGTGCGATAAGTATTTAGACTTATTCCCTACACAAAAAGAAAGTCACTTGTTAGAGATTCACGTATGCAACCAAGCGATAACACGTTTACAAAGAAGTTACGAAATTTTAATCAATCAGTTATGAAAGAGCGAAACATATACGAGCCACATAGACCAAACATAGAACGTATGGCAAATTGGTGGCGGTCACCTAAAAAGATTAGTTGTGCAAAAGATAAAGGCGGTTCTTTTAATATGCAACTTTACTTGGATTATTTAACTACAATAATGGAAAATGAAAACAATACATCAGGAAGAATTAAGTAAGTTATTAGCATTGGTCGGAGTGCTACCCGTATTAGCTGACTTCATGGAAGATTTAAACAGTTCCGTGTTTACAAAGCAAGTTAAAAACAAATGCAATTTATTACTAACAGAAATACGTAGAATCGACACTCAATTAATGCAAGGTACTGACTTGAGCATTATCGAACAACAACACAACATCGGGCTTGCATTTAGACAATGGCAAAAAGAAAACTTTAAAAAAACGGAATTATGACAGCAGTAGAATATTTATTTGAAGAAATATTAAAGTTAGAATCTGAATATTATATAGGAAATATAGGAAGAATAGATTTAAGAAAAAAAAGACTTGAGTTGTTTGAACAAGCCAAAGAAATGGAGATAAAACAGTCACATGATTACGCAGAATTTGCAATTAAATTTTCAGAATATTGTGCATTATATAGCTATAAAAATAGAAATATGTATGGAGAAATGCTACACGCACCAACCAAATATGATGACCTTTATACAACAAAAGAACTATTAGAAAAATTTAAAAACACGAACAATGACAGCAATTGAATATTTAGAAGAAAACTTAATTTCAGAACCTTATAGCGAAAATGAGTTTAAACACAATAAAGAGTGTTGGAATAAAGCTGAAAGCTTGGAGAAAGTAAAAGAAGCAAAACGATTATTATTTATAGGTAAAGTTTCTCAAGTTATAGGATTTGACAAAACAGCAGAATTATTAAAAGAAGTTGAAAAAGAAATAAAAAAAGGAATATGAAATACGACCCACAAGGAGCAAGATTTAGACTAAAAAACCAATTAGTTTGGAATAAGATAGGAAACTTTGACATGGTAAGAATCGAAAGGTATTGCCCACACCCAATAGAAGAAATAACCGGACAAAATAGAATCACTCACATAAAGATTTACCGTCAAGTAATACACGCTCTTTTATTCGCTTCAGGTTACACTTACACAGAAATTGGTAGAATGTTAAACCGTGACCACGTTACAATCATGCACAGCGTTAAAACAGTCTCAAACATGATTCAGATACATGATATGCAATATATAAAAGCTATTTGGGAAATGTCAAAAGAATCGGAATATTACACCGGAGAATACGAAGAAAAGACGAATAACTTTGTAATAAGTCAAATTATTTTGCAGAAAAAGTTTGAAAGTATGAAAGTAAATTAGTATATTTGCACAGGTTTGTCTCTCACATTATAAAACCTTACGATATTATTGTACCCTGTTAATGAAATAGAAGTGAGAGCCTATGGATTTAATGGGGTTTTTTATTTTATTAAAATGAGCGGTTGGATAAAAATACACAGACAAATTTTAGAATGGGAATGGTTTGACGATAAAAATGCGTTTCGTTTATTTATGTATTTATTATTAAAAGCTAATCACAAAGATCGAAATTATAAAGGTAAAATTGTAAAAGTAGGTGAAACGCTTACTGGATTAGATCTATTAAGTAGAGAAATTGGCTTAACAGTACAACAAACAAGGACTGCATTAAGTAAGCTAAAATCAACAAACGAAATAACAATCAAAACAAGCACGCAAGGTACAGTTATTCAAGTAGTTAACTATGAAAAATATCAAACAGTAACAGACGAATTAACAAACGAACAACAAACGAATAACAAACGAATAACAACTAACAAGAATGATAAGAAAGAAAAGAATGAAAAGACTATAGAAATACGTAAACAAGATTTTGCTGATTTATTAAAACCTTTTTTAAAAACCTACGGAAACGATATGCTTAACGACTTTTATTTATATTGGACTGAGCATGGTGTTAAAGATAGATTTATGAGATTTGAGAAACAATCTGTTTTTGATGTTTCAAGAAGATTATTAACATGGTCTAAAAATAATTTTAATCAACGTAATGATGAATCACAAGATGAATACATGAAAAATGTAATGAAACAAGTAAACCAAATAAATAAATTATGAATATTTTAGAAAAAGCAAATGAGATTGTTAATCTTAGATCTGAAGAAAAAGCAAGAACTTATGGTGATTTTCATTTATCAATGGAAAAAACTGCTGAGTTAGCAAGTTTAATGTCAAATAAAATAATAACAGTTAATGATTGTTATAATGTATTAATAGCATTAAAGCTAGCAAGGCAAGCACATAGTCATAAAGAAGATAATTTACTTGACGCTGTTGCTTACATTGGTTCATTAAATGATTACTTAAATAAATAAAAATGAAAAAGTTTAAAACAGCACAAAAAGCATTTGAGTATTATTATGAATTAATTAATAAAAAAGGCGTTAATTTTGATAATACAAAAGCGATTTTCAATATAGGTTTTGAAATAAAAGAACCATTAAACAATGAAATAAAAACTAAATACAGAAATTTTTCATTGAATTACGCTAAAAGAGAATGGGACTGGTATTTATCAGAAGACAGAAATGCTATTGAAATTAGTAAATTTGCGCCAATATGGAAAAACATGATGGACATTGATGGTAATGTTAATTCAAATTATGGTTGGCAATGGTCAAGAAATAATCAATTAAAAGAAGTTATTGATTTATTAAAAACACAAACAGAAACCCGAAAAGCATCAATATCAATTTACGATGGCAAAGAGATTTTTAATTATCAAAATGATACTCCTTGCACTTACGCTGTTAATTTTACCATTTTAAATAATAAATTAAACATGAGCGTGTTGATGAGATCAAATGATTTATGGTATGGATTCTGTAATGATCAATATTGTTTTAGTAAATTACAAGAATTAGTTGCTAATGAATTAAAAATAAAAGTTGGTACTTATTATCATTTTGCAAATAACTTACATTTATACAATAATTTTTTAAATAAAAACAAATGAAACTTAAAAAAGAATTTGAACCAATAAGAAATTGGGCACAAGAAAAAGGAATTTTTCAAAAAGGAGATGTTAAAACTCAATACATAAAACTTCAAGAAGAAGCTGGAGAATTAGCAAAAGCTATTTTAAAAAATGACGAGCCAGAAATAATTGATGCAATAGGAGATTGTGTTGTTGTTTTAACAAATTTAGCTGAATTAGCAGGATATAAAATTGAAGATTGTATAAATTCCGCTTATGAAGTTATAAAAAATAGAACTGGTAAAATGGAAAATGGAACATTTAAAAAAGATTAACATGAGAAAGTATTTATCAAGAATTGTAATACCAAGAGGTCTTGTAGATTTATCAACTGGCGAACTTGGTGAAAAACTATTTGAATATTGGTTTACAATGATGTATCAGCAAGAAAAATTATTTAAACAAAAAGCTGACAGAGATTATGAAAAAATAGATTTTGCTGATGAAAAAGGTTTTACATATCAAGTAAAAGCAACACGACAAAAAACATTTACTTTTAATTGTAAATTGGATAATTTAAGCAATCATTGCAACGCTGATTTTTATGTTTTCATACAAATAAAAGAGAATGTAGCTTATATTGAGCATATACATACAAAAGATTATGTTTTAACTAATGCCAAACCTTCTTTTAAAGAAGAGTATCAGTGTTTTATTTATGCAACAGATTTACTTCAACAAACTTTATTTTAATGATTTTAGAAAACGGACATAGCACAAAATACTTAAACGATTATCTTGACGGAAAAGTTCCAACGGGTTTAAAGTTAGGTTGTGATTTAGATAAACACTTTGTACATAAACACGGACAATTTAATATCATTCTCGGACATGACAACGTAGGTAAAACATACTTCATGGAATGGTACTTTCTTTCTTTAGTTACAAACCATGATTTAAAAATCTGTTTATTCATGGATGAAAATTATCAAGGCAAAGTAATGCGTGATTTAATACAAATGTATGCAGGAAAAAAGTTCATGGATTTAACTTACAAAGAGGTTAGAAGATTCGAAATGAAGATGGAGCATCACTTTAAATTTATTGATAACACAATACGTTACACTCCTGAGGACTTAATGTCGGACTTTATTAAAGCTGATTGCGATGTTCACTTAATCGACCCTTTTAACGGTTTAAAAACACCAATGAGTTACAGTTCCAACTACGATGTGTTAAACGATTTAAAGCAGTTTACAAAGACGGGTAAAAGTATTTATGTAAATGCACACCCAAGTAGTGCAAGTGGAAGACGCTCGGCTATATATCCTGAAAAACATGATTGGGCGGGTCACGTTATGCCACCTTTGAAATCGGATATTGAGGGCGGTAAGGCTTTTGCAAATAAAGCAGATGACTTTTTAGTAGTGCATCGACTTACTCAGCATACGAACTTATGGAATTACACAATGGTTGAAGTTGTAAAAGTTAAAGATACTGACACTGGCGGAAAACCAACGCTATTGAATGAGCCTATTTTATTAGATTACAATTACGGACTTGGATTTAAAGTAGCTGGTAAAGATGTCATCAAAAGAAATCACGACATCACACCGATAAAAGAACCGATTACAAATAGTTTTAATAGTTTTACAGAAAACATACCTTTTTAACGATGAATGAATTAGATGTATTAATCAGAAAAGCACAACTATCAACTGTTTTGCACCGTGTAAAATTTGCACTTGACGACCTTGAGCAGAAAGCACCACATAAACACGAACTAATTAAAAGCCAAAAGGAAAGCGTTAACGACCTTTTAGATGTACAGGAATTAGTTTATCATTTAGTAGATG